CCCCCTTAGTACTAACACTTGCGTCGGGTGCAGATACTAATGAAATTTCATCCATGTACTTCTTGTACGTCATGAAATCAGTCATAATAACTGTGGCTCCTACTCGGTGAGCTTTAGTTGAGCCTGATGACTCTACTCCCTGTCGAGATACATTAACAGCACTAGATACAGTTGTACCAGATAATGTACCCGCCATGTACTGTTTGTTAGTGCTCCCGTTGTCGAGCGTAAAGTAATACAAACCATCGGGTAGTGCTATACCATCGTCGTCGGTGGCTGAGGACATTGTAAAAGTCGTATCGCCAACAGATATTGCTGCGCTTAATTGCGTTTCGAAATCGGCTATAATCTTTGGCGTACTCATTTTATTTATTATTTATTATCAAACTTTTGAAAGAGGTACCCCAACTTTTGCAAGGTCACAACATTCTTTAGAACAAAACTTCCCTTTTTTAATAGACAAGAGATACTCAGTTGTGTAAAAATCTTTTGAACACGTTTTAAGGATGCATTGTCTAGTAACTTTCCCCATACTTCCTATAATTATACCATTAGTACGTTGGTGTGTCCTCGTCGGTTGTCGCTCCATCTAAACTTACGTTTTGTTTTGTGCGATATTTCTTAGGCAACTTATCTTCGTATCTCCAGATGTCAAAGTCTGTTAGTTGTTGTATTGAGCAGTAGCCTAGTCCTGTAGCGACAAACGTAAGGTTTCGTTTTCGGTACTTTGGGAGTCGTACCTTAAGCTTCATTAAAAACTCATACACCTGCACATCGCTTCCTCCTCCCATAGTGTCCTGACCTATGAACGTAGTTCCTATTGCGTAAGATGCTGAATAGTCTACATAATCGCCAGAGCCTAAAATAATTCCTACAAGCTGGTTTCCCCCTCCTTCCACTTCTGCATACACTTGAATAACCTGGTCTGGAGCAATGCTCCCTTTAAACACAAAGTTCTTTGTTCGTTTAAGTCTGGTAGTTCCATGAGTTGCCCCGGCTGACTTCCATGAGTTAGGAACGATTACCCCCATATCATCAAACCCAGTAAACAACTCGTACGAAGTTTTAGATAACGGGTCTCCACCATAAAGCAATCCGTTGTCTTGAGTCGCTGTGCGAATACCGTAAGGTGCTACGTCAACTGTGTTTTCATGCACGTCGCACATTAACAATCTGTTGTTTTCTGCGGTTTTTTCTTTACAAGCAACTACAACAAACTTGTCCCAGTTTATAATCATTACGTCGTCGTAGGTGTAGTCCTCAAACCTAAAGTGTGGAAACATTGGACTAACGTCAAAGTTATCTCCCAAAGGATTTCTTTTAAGAATGTTTAGTTGCGGGTCACTTGGATTACCTGTGTTCATAAACACAATCCCAGAACCGGTTGCAACTGCTGCCCGTAGTGAATCAACACCAACGTCAGTTCGTATCAAATCGTTTGTAGGATTTACGTCTAAAATGTCTAGCGTAAATTGGTACACAGAGTTACCTTTCATAGAAAAGTATGAGCCCTCAAAAGGAATCACTACCTCAATAGCATCGCCTCCCTTATCCTGTCGTACCACAAAACCTTGTCCTGCTGCGCGTGTCGCTGATTTACTAAAGTCAGTTACGCCAAGCGCGTTACTGTCCTCCCATTGGTATGCAGCAGTTACCGAGCCAACTGTTGTTGCATCAAAAGTAACGTCGTACGCACCTGTCATAAAGTTTACTGTCCCAGAACCAGCTGATGCAGCGGTTACATTACCGGTAAAATCAACGGTAAGAGTAGTAGTCCCGTCAGTAAACAACACGCCAAAACAAGAGCGTGTAGATCCACCTGCTTTAAAAGCAAGAGTACCGGTATAGTTAGTGGCTCCCGTACTACCAATAGCTTCTGAAGCAACTGCTGTATATACATCCGAATCTTGAGCGTCGATATACGAACCATATAGACCCGTTTTATCAGTAGCGGTATTCCACATAATAGAACGCCCTTTGTTGATAAAGAAATATCCTTTAAAGTTTTTAGCACTGTCATATACATCTGCATAGCTGCCTGGGTTAGCTGTCACAATTTTAAATAAACCGTCATCTGGAGAACCTATGTACACAAAGTTACCCGCAAGCGATGCGTAGTTTGAAAAGGTCATGTCGCTTTCAGTAAGTCCAGTAATAACATCGGTCCATGTAGAACCATCTAAATACTGAATAACAGTACTTACCTTTCGGAAGCGTACTGATGTGCCATCTGTTTTATATGCTGTGTGCTCTGCGTAACTCTTTCCGGAAGTTCCCTCAGCGCCTTGCGCTTGTCGCCCGTACATTAGCTCCAGTTTTCCATCCTTAGTAAGCCACCCAATAGATTTAGAAGCAGCGTCGACTGGTATTAGCTCGTCGTTTAAAAGGTTGTGTGTGCCAGAAACGAAAGCTTTAATCTCTTTCTTGCTTATTGCCATATTACATTTGGATTAGCGACGCATTCCAGTATTTCATGTCGTCCATTATCGCGTTACCCTCTCGCTCGTTCTCACGCGCGTAGCTCTTAGCCTTGTCTGACTGCTGAATCATAAAGTCGTCAGATACCATAAAGTGATAGATGGCATCGTGGTAATCAGACGGGAACCACGGAGATTCACCGTCTGCTAAGACAGTTGCTTGGCCATGGTAATCAAACTCTACTGCCTCTGCAACTGTAGGCTGTGCAGTAAATACAAGTCGTGAGTTTGCAAGGTCAATGTAGGCGTACTCTGCGTTACGATACTGTCGTCGGTCTGACCAACTTACTACTGGGTACTGCTTGTAGTCTGGACCTCGAAAGATGACTGGACCACTTGCTTCGTAGTTAGATGTAGAGTGATTAGCGTTAGCTGTTAGGTACAAGAAACCTTCTGGCAAAGCGATGTACGGTACAGAAGTACTCGTAGTGCCTGTGCCTTCTTGCTTAGTCCCTTCCCACGGCATCATGCGTGTTACCTTCCGGTACATCTTATCAAAAAGGTCACTAAACTCCTGAGTAGATAGTTCACTGGTGTCATCTAAATAGAGTTGTGCTTTTACAATAATTTCTAGTTTTGTCATACCTATATTATACCACTTGCTATCCCCATCCTGAATTTTTCAGGACAGAGTAGAAAGTCGATGCTTATACAGCTGCGATCTTTACGTTGAGGAACTGCTTTCCACCATCGGTGAAAGTCTTGATTCCTGCTAGGTATGAAGAGAATACGTTAGTACCTCGTCGGTCATCTGTCTTTCGCATGTCAACTGGTGATAGGTCTTGTACCACTAGGTCGATTGCTCCTCGTTTTCCGAAGTAACAGTGTACAGTGTTAGCTGTAACAGCACCGTTAGTTTCGTCTTCAGAGATAACTAGACGTCCAGCACCTGTGATTGTAACTACACCTGAATCATTTACTGCTGTAAGGTTAGCGTCATCTAGGGTTTCTCGGTCAGCTGCGGTGAACTCGAAGTAAGTCGATGCTGTTCCTGTGCCCGCTGCGTTACCGTCAGAGTTCATAAGTAGTGCTACAAGAGAATCTCCTGCTGCATCTGCTGTTCCCTTAACGTCGTAACCTCCAGCTGCGTTTACAGTTGCCTGTGAAGTTGCTGTAACACCGTTGATTACAATAGTCTTAGTATCAACGTTCACTCCTGAGAATGTCATTACTGCTGAACTCAATAGGTTTTCTGAAACGATCATTGCTGCGTTTCGGATAACACCTGCGTACCCGTTCTTGAATACTGAACCAGCGATGTCGATGTCCTTGCCCATAAGGTACTGCTCGATCATTGCTGCTGAGTATGAGTCTACTGCAAACACCATGTTTGTAGCAGTTTGGATGTTTTCTTTGTACGTTAGTTTTGCAGACATACGTGATGTCATTTGCGGAACTGTTGTAGCAGAAAGTGTGATTGGTGTTCCATTTGAAACTCCAGTCGTAAGGTCTCCTTCATCGAATGTGTTTGCAGCGTTTGTAACTTCTGCGAAACATCGTGCATCAAGGTCTTGTGCGACTTTGTGTGCGATTTTAGCTCCGATTTCAGTACCTGGGTTTAGAGGTCCAGCCTGTGTTGATTCTCCGTCTGAGATGTAGAACACTGCTTCTTTCTCAATGTTGATTTCAAGTAGTTGAGTAGTATCTGTGATTGCGTCAATAGTTGATGCAGCACCTCGTACAACGTCTCGTACGCGCACAGCGCCAATGTTGTATGATACTCGTTCTACTGATTCTCCAAATTTTAATTTTGCTTCAAAACGTGTGTTCATCACAGATTTTGAAACCAGCGTCTTCTGATAAATCTCTTGGTAAGAGTTATCAAACGCTGCCATGTAGTCAGTTAACATTGTAAGTTTGGGTTATTTTTGTAACCCCCGCACTCCTATAGCATTACCCTTTCCGCAAGTCCGTCGTTGTACTGCTTCTTTAAAGCTGGGTCTTTCAACACCTCTTCTAAGTACGCATTATCACTTCCGGCTCGTGCAAGGTCTAATGTTTGGTTTTCGGCTCCACCACGAGGTGTGGTAGTTTCAGCGGTGCGCGTACCACTGATAGTGTTGCCATACACTTCTTCAAGGAGTTGTGAATAGGTTTTGTTTGCGTTAGCAGGGTTCTGAGCTTCACGCTTTAGAACTTCCATATTAACTTTGTCTTTAAACTCTGGTGCTTCTTCGAGAGCTTTTGCAAAATTGCTCTCCATAGTAGCTTCAAGTTTCTCTGCCTTTTCCTTCCCTTCAAGTTTTGCTAGTCTAGCTGCAAGGTCAGAATCAGTTTCTTTTGAATCAGGTTTTTCAGGGTCTTCACCAGTAGCAGCTTCTAGCTCAGCGATTCTCGCTTCTGCTACCTTCCTTTTTTCATTCACTTCATCGAAGCGTTTCTTAGGAATGCTGTCTGATACTGGTGTTTCGTCTCCTACTGATTCTCCAATAGTTGTTTCTGCTTGCTCGTCATTTACAGTTTCCTCTGACTCATTTACCTCCGAAGCTGGAGTAGTTTGTTCATCTAACATAAAATTCCTGTGTTTTAATTGTTCAGTCCAATAGGAGTGTTACCGCTTCCTAACCGTACGTCTATTATACCACGAGACCTCAATAGTACCGTGTGGGACTCTACCTACCCGTACGGGGGAAAAGGTAAGTAAGTAGAGTCACACAAAGCGCTATTCGCTTAGTGCCTCTGCAATCAGAGTGTCAACATTTTCTTCGGCTGCCTTCGCTCCCATAATAGTTTCTACCAGTGCCAGCTTTGATTTGATTGTGGCAACACACGCTGTGTTATCTCCCCCAATCTTAAGCTGATGCACAGCAGTAACCACATCCGCCAACAACGAAGCCACCAAGGCTTTTCCTCCCTCAGTGTCTCCTAGTGCTTTGATGGAGTGTAGCTCATCCTTTTGGTCAGCTAACTCCTTTGGCACTTCCTTACTTCGCATCAGTAGTATCAATTACTACTGTGTCTTGGAAGCCAAAAGCGTCATAGATAATGTCGAGGTATTCGCCATGAATCTTTTGGTCTTCGTACAAATCGTCTAGGTGCGGTTGAATCTCATTAACCGTAGTCAGGTTATCAAAGTACATCCATACTGCGTGTTGGTCCTCCTTAGACATTTCAGAAATGAATGGATTGTTTCGTAGAACATTGTCAACGTATGACTGGGCTAAGTTTCGCTTACTCTCACCTTCTATCTGTACTTTTTTAAGACCTGCTAGGTGCTTTTCGATACTCGAAATAGTAAATTCGTTAGTCAGGTTCTTTCGAGCAATCACTGTTTCTTTAAAGTCTTCTTTGTTCTCTTCCTTAATAGAAAGGTCTGCTTTAAGTAGTTTAGACATTTTGTTGTATTGTATCTTGAAGAGGTTGGCTAGGTCCAGGTTGTCTCATCTGTGGTCTTTTCCCCGCTCCCCCCGCTTGTAATTGTGCCGTCTGTTCTTTAGCCGCTTGTGCTTGTGCTGCACGCTGTGCATTAGCCACCACTACCTGGTCTAGTGATCTAATGTATTGTAGCATGCGTCCTGCCTGCTCCTGGTTCATATCCTCCTCATTGTCTTGCATGTAGTTTACAAAACGCTGTTTGTAAGCCGTATTAGCCATCCGATTAGGCTGTATAAACTTACCGTCTAAAATGTCTTCAATGTCCCTTTCAGCCTCTGCCATAATGTTAGCTGTGCCATATTCTTCTAAGTCCTGTAGCTCCCGGATGTCTGCTTCATCAAGTCCCGCCACCAGACCAAGCTTAGCAACAACTACTTTCTGGTTAGCCAACTCAGGTCGTCCAAGTAGGGCTGAGTAGTATGCTCCTTGCGTACGCTTCTTCTGCTCTGACATCTGCATCTCTGCGTTAGCTTGCTCAGTCATTACTGCAAAGGTATCTCCCTTACGGAAAATATCTCGTCGGCTAATATCCTCAATCCTAATTCCTTCAGGACCAATAATATCTACCGCCATCTTCTTCGTTAGGTTCTCATCTACTCCTGCCTCGTACAAGTTCGCAAAGCGCTTGTAGCCAAAGCTGTATGACTTGTTGAAGAGCGCAAAGCGGTCAGCGACGTTCGCTTGGTTCCCTTCATATATAGTAGCTCGCCCAGTAGTGTCTTCTACACCCTTAGCTCCAGCAGTAACTCCACTAGCTGCTGCCTTAATAGTCTCAAGCGTTTCAAACACCTTAATAGGAGTAGTGATACTTGGTGTCTCCATAATCTTAATGGCAGTTGTTGCGTTTGCACCAGGAGCCATATCAATGTACCCATCCTTCCGGTACTTAAGCTGTGCCTTGTTCTTAATAGCACCAGTATCAATAGCTCGCTGTGGCTTATTCACGCGCTCAGCGTTGTCCATCATTTGGTTAATGGATACCGCTTGCGCCATGATTATCTCACGTACATAATCGCAGGGACTAGGTGTCCATAGCTCAGTTAAATCTGGGTACGCTGCAAAAGTCCAGAACGGCCACATCCCACTTGGATGACGTTCTACTAGCTTCTGTACTTGGATAGCTCGCCCATTGTTATCCATAAGCAAGTAGTACCGTTCGCCTTCAAACGTCTGATACCACTCCCAAAACTTGTACTTGTCAGGGTCTGCATTTTCAATCTTAGCAGTATCACTTTCCACTGCGTACCGTCGACTTTGCTTATCTAAATCCTCCTCAGAAGATTCATCAGCGTTGCCTGGACCTTGTAGCAAAGCCTTTACCTCAGTCTGGATGTAGCTCTTATTGCTCTTCAATTCTGACCTATCCTTTACAACCCCATACCGTCCTCCAAAGCGACCTTTTTCTAAGTCCAGCCCACCAGCGGATGGGTCCCATAGGAAGTCATACACGTCGACGTTTTCCAAGTGCGGTTGATACCCCTCACTATTAGATGCTTGGTAGGACATAATCGCTCGTCCATAAATAATACACTGCTTCTTCGCAGCAATATCTTTCATGTCCCAGAAGTTACGGTCCCCATCAAACGTCTTTAAAGCGTTAAGCCTTTCTACCCGCTTAAGCTGTGAGCCCTTACGCTTCACAAACTTAAAGGTCAAGGGACTATCAATCTTACTTAGTAACGTGTGTACGTGTTCCTGCATTTGCCCCAGGTCGACGTTCGCACGGGACTCGTCGCTTTTCTTTTTGACTCCATAATACAAGTCTTCGTTTAACTGCCACGTAGATATCTTTCCTTTCTTGTACGTACGAGCAAAATCTATGTTGGTTAAGGCCAATGCAACAATTTTGTCTCGTGTTTCCTTTTTAATAACTGCCATATAGTGTTTGCCCCGCACTATTTATATTAAATGTGTTAATTTGTCTTAATTATACCACTGTTACATCCCAATATCGCCATACAATGGTTCCTCTTCTACAAAATCATCCTCTATTTCGTCTGTAGAAGCGTACTTTTTCATCTGCCAGCCAATAATGGCTGCAATAAGAAGGTCGAAGTGCCTAGTAGCAATACCAATTTTCGTGTCTTGCAGGTCCATAGAGGTATACGAGCGCATCTCCTTAAGCAGGTTTACATCATATATCTTAATCTTCCCATCGTTATAATCCTTGCGAAAGTCAAAGAACATCAAGGGCTTCGTCTTCCTATTAGTATTCCACCCAAACTTCTCCGTTACCTTAATAGACCTATTACCAGTAGTACGTTGGGTAAACATATTAGGGTAGCCACGCATAGCAGCAATAGTGGCGTGCCCGGTGTTATTAGACTCAGGCGCCATTAGACAGTTACCAAACTCCCCACCAATCCTAACAAGCTCGTGACCAAACAAGTCTGGGGCTATACGGTTGTTGTAGTAACTAGCTACCAACACACCCACATCATCTGGAAAGGTTCCAAAGTCATACAAGCAAAACGTGTTAGCGTCGCGCCCTATACCTTCAGAAGTATCTGCTCCACAACCATATATATGATGCGGTTGGTATTCTCCCCAGTACTTCACACCAGCTGCCTCCTTGTGGGGTTGTTGCGCTGTCGCGATGTCCTGGTCGACTTTCGCTCTGTCAAAGAAGCTAGCATCAGCTCGCGTTGGGTCACACATATATTCCCCATAGAAATCATCCGAGTCATTCTTAATAGACTCTACCTTCTCCTTATCATACCGAGTGGGCCACGCAGGGTCACCGTTGTCGTCGAGTATCGTAATCTTATCTACCACCATATCAGGCTTGTTTAGGAACCACTGAATTACTCCCTCCTCACTAATATAGTTACCGTTACACATATACGAACCCTCAGCAGCCAATCCTGAAATAGCCTCGTCAATCCTCCAGATAGTTGCCTCGGTAGTAGCCAAAGACTGGATAGACTCACGGTCCTCCACGTCGTCAAAGATGAGGAAGTCTGGGCGATAGGCGTCTTGCAAGTGACCACGCTGTGTCATACCCACAGTACCACTGAGGAGCTTCACACCCTCAACAGTGGTAAAGCTTCCCATTGTTTCTTCTCGCTTCTTGTCACCATCCTTCTGAAAGATGTCACCGTAAAAATCCTTGACCTCTACAATCAAGTTATATATGTCTGTCACCATCTGCTTAGCGTTACCAATGTTTCTCGTCAGCACCTTCATGTACCGGCGCGTCTGATCCATGTCATTTAAAATAGCGTAGGCTATAAAGAGCTTAGTCCAGGTAGTCTTGGCACAACCTCGAAAACCTAAGTTCGTGTACTTAATGTCTCCGTAATATGCGTCAATCATGTGACGGATAATGTCGTCGTGAAAAGGGGCAGGAATGGACTGGAAGTATCGCGGGTAGCACGTATGCGCCCAAGTAATAAACTTAAAATGGATTACTGTTCTAGAATTTTTGCTGTCAAAAGCGAAGAAGGCTAAGCGCTCTTCGTCTGTCCCGTTTTGAATTGTGTTCTGGGCATAAGCGAGTTGCTCTTTTGTGATATGCATTGTATGAATTGTACCATGGGGGTGAGGGCTACTTTGTGTTGTGCTTTGTGCTTTGTGCTTTGTGCTGAGCGCTTTGGGAGTTATCCCCTTATTTTATTACAGGACAGTTTAGTGGATTTGTACAGAGCGACTTTTGAAAATTTGGCAAAAATTTTTGTGACCCCATATAGTATCTAACCTCGTCAAAACTTTTTTAACACCCCCCTCCCCCCTGCGATATGCACGCATTACAGCGATATAATAACTGAGTATAATGGTCATTATACTCAGTTAATTAAAATACGGCTCTAATGAGCCGTATTTTATGGTCGTGATCTTATCCACATAATGTTTCACGCCTTGTGATAGGTGATGTGTGACGTTTGGGGTGCGACGTGTGCTACTCGCTAGGCGCTACGCCTATGAACATCAACTCTAGTGCGACATCTGCGGTTGACTTAGTGTCATTAGTAAATAGCCTGCGTCCACCTTTGTCTGTTAGCTCCTGGCGGCTGCTGTATACGTCCTTGCCCACACGTTCTGCCACGAAACTTGCTGCCTTTACCTTTAATGCTGCCATACGTGCATCATCATCATCATAGCTCATAGCGGCATCAAGGGCTGATTCTGCTTTCTTAAGCATACGCGCACGATTGACCGTCGCATCCTGCATCATTTCATCAAACCAGCCCACGTTCTTACTTCCTAAGCTACTGCTATAGTGCTCTGTGTACCCTGCCTTGATCCCACTTTGCAACACGTTCATAAACGTGTGACTTTGGGGATTGATATAGTATGATTTAAAAATAGCTTGCCTAGGATCTACTGCCTTGCGTACATATTTCTTACCTCTATTGTCTGGTACTTTATTAGTCATATTTATTACCATCATTATACCATTATGTACACACATATATATGTATAATTCGTACGTGTAGAGTTATACACAGCTTGACGGCTTGACACTGTAGACATGCAGGTATAGTATAGAGGTATAGCAATAAGATATATATATATGAAAACATACACCCTACAAGCAGTACAAGACCTACAAGACAAGTACATAAAAAAAGGCGGTGACGTAGTAGTCACCCATGATGGTGTACTATTAGATGACTACATTTTTTTTGGACACAACCTAAAAACTACAGTTATAACAGCCGTGTACCTAAACGATAGCAGTAGCGCATACACGGCACGTAGTTACAAAAAAACCCCTAAAAAGTATTTACACTTAACATCATAAACACCATGAACAACTACATATCAGTTTTCAATCCAGACGGCACAACTAAAACCATTGCCCGATACAGGCACGATAAACAAAAACAAAAAGATCTTTATATCCAGAATATCGTATACACCATTATGTATACAATTCTAGCAATTACATTCTTATACATAACATTTACCACATTATAAACCATGACTACAACAAACATAAAAGCCCGCTTGGAATACCTACGCGGTGAAATAGAACACGAACGTATTAGCTATTACGAGATAGAAGAATTGCAAGCACTAGCCCTACACATAGAACCAAGCGATACATTACTACTAGAATGGTCCGGAGTCCCAGAATCATAAAAATATAACCATCATAATTATATGAAAAAAACACTAGCACAACTTAAACGAGATATCCACGTAGGGCAAAAGATTACACTTACAGGCTACAGGGACATATACAATGAGCGCATGAACCGTTTCGGTATACCAGAAAAAATGCAAGGAGAGCGTACAGTTACACATAAAGACACTACAGGCTTTTATATGAACAGTACACCAGATGACGGTAAACGCGGTTCATTCTGCGGGTATCCAACAGCCCTATCACTAGAATACATTGATGATACTTTTATTATCACAGAACGCCATCATGATAGCAACGAAATTATACAAGTACGCACGTACACCATAACAGCATAAACACCCGTAAACGCGCGTAATAAATTGCGTGCGTCATACGGCTTGATTATCAAGTAGCGTACCAGTACATTGACAATACTCGCACCACCACATAGAAACCCCTCACAGGGCATTGTGTGGCGTGTGTTATTACAATAATTACATAAACAACATGATCCAAACACTAAACACAAGCCAAGTAGCTCACGCATTACTAGCCGACGAATACGCAGGCTGGAGTTATAAAGGAGCACACGCACTAGCAGAACACTTTGAAGAATGGGAAGGTGAAACGGGTGAAATGATAGAGCTAGACGTTGTAGCAATTCGCTGCGAATACTCAGAGTATCCAAACGCACTGGAGTATGCTGTTCGGTTTATACATTTCAAAAACGAAGAACAAACAGAAGACTATGCACTGGAGTGGTTACAAGAAAACACACAAGTCATAGAATTTGAAGGCGGTATAATCGTACAAGAATTCTAAGTATGGCGAAACTATACGCAACGCTATCAAGCGACAAAACAGGGCGCACAGTGTCCAAGGGGGGTGATGAAAGCCTTGAAATACTTGTACACATAGGAAACAAACCCCATGCACGAATCACAGTATTGCCTAGTGGTACTGTAGTGCTAGACGAACTTGCACCAGAGTGTGAATTTATAAACATGGACAACTAAAACAGTAAAGCGCACCAAGCGCATAGCAGAAATAGTACAATAGAAATATTGTGCTTTTTTTGTTTCTAAAAATCTAAACACCCTGCAACCCCAACGGATCACCTACCCCAAAAAACATCTTACCAGGTGGGTCATAACGACAACGACAACCCATCCTGGCCCATCGCACATATCCTCAATCCTAACGGATTAGAGACTTCGCACCTTAACCCGGTGCTTTTTGCATGATTTACTCACCACAACACACAATTCCTACCAACACAACACAGTAAGGTCTTTACAAAAAAAGTAACTAGGTATATAATGTATGTAATAGCTTAGGCATTGCCGACCCCTTCTAGAAGGGGACCGCGAAGACATACTTATATACAACATATTTAGTACTCCTGCTATCATTATCTAATAATTAAGGCCAACAATATGAATAAAGACTCAATTCCCTCTTACGAGGAGTTTGAAGCGCTAATCGCTCAGTCCCTCGCGTACCTCGCAGAGACTAAAAGGATTAACGATGAGCGACACATCATCGCTAATAAGATTAAGTCCTACCTGGAGAATGAGGACACAGATCGAATAGCGACAAGCAACAACCAGTCAGCCATGCTTGTACCAGCGCTCTACCCATCGTACGGCTCATTAGCAACAGAGCAGAAGAGAAGTATCGTCAGATGGATGTACGAGAACCATCCTGAACACCTCACAGTAGTCCACGCACAGCTCAATAACCTTGTTTTGGAAGAGGGTTTTCCTGTTCCCATGACAGCATCAGGCTACTCAGTACGTGTCTTAAACCAAACAACAAAAAAGGAGCCCCGTGTTTTATCAGGCATGCTTATGAAACAGGTGAAGAAAAACAAGAGCAGTAATCTGGGCAAGACATTACAAGAAATTTTAGACGCTCCTCCAACAGATTCTGAAATGCATTTATTGGCTAATATGGGCACTACTCGCGCAGAGATAGCCAGGGAGCGCTCAGCGAAGTTTGAAATTGACACCTCACCTATTTCAAACATAACCCCCAAAGCTTTAACCCGAGATGACAAGGCAAGGCGTAAAGCTCAAATGATAGTACAGTGGGAATCAGGGGCCACGAAGTCATCAATTGCCAAGGAGCATGGGTTGTCAGCTCCGTACGTGGGAGAGATATTAAAGAAGCACGAACAGCAACTTGTTAGACAGTACCGAAAAGCGCTGCGCGATAAGCCCGAAGCTAAAGATGAGTCAGAACCATTACATAGCTCTAACATATAATAGTATGCACCAACACCTACAACGCCTAAGCGACGAGCACGATGCACACGTATATAAGACCAGTAAGTCAGACGCAAGGTGCGAAGACTTCATGGTGATGCGCTTTGAAGATAACAAAACGTACCAAGAGATAGCCGACATGCAAGAGCCACCTATCACAAGGCAAGCAGTGTACATCTGCATGAGGAAGTACCTTGCCAGAAACAAACATAAATTAGCAGTAACCACAGAATAATATGCAATTACTACTATTAGCAATCATAGCCGTAGCGTGGATGTACGCAGTAGCTGACTAGCTATCCACACCCACCCCTACCACCACCACTAACTAGGTGGTAGGATGACAGTAGAACTATTATAAAAATAAGCACAAGGAAATATGTTTTTTCAAAAGATGCGAGAAGAGATAGCACTAGCCCTAAATTATGGACGATTAACATCAAGTAGCATACTCAATGTTACAGCGAACCTAATGGAGACAAACAAACGAATCAAAGCCCTAGAGGAATACCACAACATCACCTTCTTTGAAGGACCCAAGACAAAGGCACACTACAAAGCGAAGCGCGTAGAGCCAAAGAAGCCAGTCGGACGACCACAAAAGATTATCAACTAACACATACATATGAGCGACTATCTATTTAAGAAAGGCGACCGGGTGCGAGGCAAAGCTTCAGCTTCAGACAGATACTCGATAACCCGGGAAGGGTGGGAAGGTGAAGTAAGAAAGGTGCACAACGACAAAGAGTTCCAAGTAGCAAACTTTTCTTACTTAAAAATGAAGCACTTCGAACTAATCCCAACCCACACCCCAATCACCCCCGAAGTAGGCGACAAGTACCGGGTGATAAAGGAACTGGTAGCATGGGACAATTCAGACCCAAACTGCACTACCCTTGCCAAGGATATTTTCTTTAAAGAAAGATCTTGGAGCAGTCATTGGAGGATTAGAAGTCACGAAGACTCCAACATTATGTTTGCTCTGCATAAGAAATGCCTCACAACCGAGTACCTAGAGCCCATCGAAGAGCGCTCAGCACTAGACGAAGCCTTAGAAGAACAAATAAAACAACGCCAATACAAAGCACCCCTCGTGAAAGAATGGCCTACGTTTGACACTATAGAAGTACAAGTATACAAACCAAGCACATTACAAAAACTAAAAACTAACACTATGAACTTCATTAAGAAATCACTACTAACAGTAGACCAAAAAGCACTCATCGAAGCGGGATACATGACCGACGGTCTGGAGGTAACTTTACTAGGTCAGGAAGCACTAGACTTTATCACCTACGAAGCGCACAAAGTAGAGCTAGTAAAGATGGCAAAGGACGCAGTACGCGAAGCTAAGGAAGAGGACTTTAAGTGGTGACATACATAACCGCGTATACTGGCTTCTGCATAGAGTGCAACAAGAAGCTGATCGTACCGAGCTGGAAGATATGCCAGGAGTGCGAAGACAAGAAGTGTATTAAATATCCTAGTAAGGTATACTAACCAAGCCAGTACCAACAGGCAAATAAAGACTTATCCCCAAACATAATCTGTTTGGGATTTGTCGTATGCTATAATCTATTTATGCAAGAAAGACTTACCCAGTGGCTTAACGCCCGTGGTATAACGGACTCAACTATTGAGTCTTTTAATCTATCTGAAGTCGACCATCCTATCTTAGGTCCAGGCGCATTACAAATCCCTGTGCACCTACCAGACGGCACATTTTCCTTTAACAAGTATCGACGCAACCCTTTCACAGAGGGCACAGGCGCTAAGTACATCTACGACAAAGGCGGGCGAACCGCGCTATATGGTGCTGATAAGTTACCCCACCACAAAAGTTTAGAGCAGACTATGAGAGTAGTTGAAGAAATGGAAAAGAAATTACCTGAGTATAATACAGCCACAGCTACGGAGTTATGTTGGCTTAATATGCAACCCAACATCCCAGCAATAGTCATCACAGAAGGTGAACTCGACACGTTGGTCCTCCACTCGATGAACATACCTGCCGTGTCATCTACCGGTGGAGCACAAAGCTTCCAAGAAGAGTTTACTCCTGTATTAGCAGGCATGACTGTCTACCTCTGCTTCGACAACGACGAGGCGGGAGCCAAGGGGATGGTAAAAACCCTAGAGCACCTGCCTAACGCGAAGATCATCCTGCTTCCCCTCCTGCCTGACTGTAAAGACATCACTGATTACATTAGTAGAGGTGGTGACTTCCATAGTTTAATGCGCTCAGCGAAAAGCTACCCATCCGTAGAGTCAGTCAAAGAAGACATGCTCTTACGCAAGGGGCAGATGTTACCCACTACCTTTCATAAAGCGTACTTAGAGAAGCACGACGCCCCGGTATCAACGTACCAAAGTACCTATGTAGCCAGTGAGGAGCAGGATGAGGTGAAGCGCAAAGCTAAAGAGTTCCCGTGCACAGAGATACTGGCGTTTACCAAGCACAAAGCGCACTGCCCACTGCACAATGAAAAGACCCCAAGCCTCCATTACTACCCCAAGACCAACAGCGCGTATTGCTTTGGAGGATGTGGTAAGTCCTTTGATAGCATCGAACTGTACCGAGCAGTACACGGTGTGACGTTTATGGAGGCATTAAAAGCATTAAGTAATTAGATATGGAAGACACAATAGCTTTGCTAAGGGCACAAATAGACTAACATGACCCGCAAAGAGCTTCACAACAAAATAGGTGAGTTAATGTACATCGAGGACTTCGGCCAGTTGGACATTATTCTTGCGTCTATCGTTGCTAACTCTTTAAAGATTGGAGACCCGGTATGGCTGACGCTTATTGGTCCTAGCTCTGGGGGTAAGTCACAAATCATCCGGCCCTTTGCTAAAGCTCACCCAGACCTAGTGCACCAGATAGATGACCTGACACCTAATAGTCTTATTAGTGGTAATAAGAAGTTTGAGGAGACGTTCTTAGGACAGATGGGACCGCATGGGATATTAAGCATGGATGACCTGACGGTTTTGTTTAGTAAGAACCCTGAACAGCGCACTGAGATACTTAGTCAGTTCCGTATGCTGTACGATGGGCGCTTCACGAAGATGTCGGGGTCGTTAAAGGATGCGTCGGTCTGGGAAGGGTACATGGGCATGATCGCAGGTTCGACACCATCTATCTATAAGTACTTTTCTGAGGTGGCTGACATGGGGGAGCGATTTATTAGTTACCGTATGAAGGATTACGATATTGATAAGGCCGTGGAGTTTGTTACTAAGAGCAATAAGACCTCGCAAGAGTTAAACGAAGCCCTGCGAGCTATCCTCCAGGAATATCTAGGCGAAATTCTCCCAGCGCTCACAACCATACCTGCCTTGCCTGATAGCACTATGCACCAAATCCAGGAGACGAGTAAGTTGTGTACATGGATGCGTACACCGGTGAGTATCAATGAGCGCACAGAGCAAGTCGATGAGTTCCCTATCAAAGAGATGCCGTTTCGAGTAATGAAGCAGTTGACGGCTATTGGCAAGGCGATGTACGCTATGGAATTGTATGAAAATCCAGAAGCTACTGAGCTACCAGAGGACTTAGGTAATGCTTTAGATTGGTGTGGGTATAGTCTAGCCAACGACAAGCGACGTGCATTTCTCCGCTTTATGGTTGGCATACAGGACTATAAAGGTAGGATTGATAACGCAGCGCTCAGCACTTGTACCGGATTGCCGGAAGCTACGGTCCGACGTGGACTGCAACAGCTTAAGGCGTTAGATATTATCCACGCCAAGGCCGATGAGACATGGGGACTGTCGAGTGTCGAGATGACACAGTTGGTCCGACGCCTAGACCCAGCCCCCAAACATTTAGCAGATAGGTTACAAAATTTCTAGTATGTTCTACCTAAAAGACAAGCCCAACGAGAACTGGGCACAAATCGACATGGAACTAACGACCATCAACTATGAAGATGGGACCAGTACACCCCTTACTACCAAGGAGCTACTAATCGAGTTTCCCGTGAAACATAAGGGCGAAGTGCTAGGCGACTGTGATGACGTCGGATTACTTAATTGGTTGATGAGTGTGGCTGTGGACAAAGACGACGGCTGGGGTATGCACTGTGTTAATATGAGGTTAGAAGAATTATCTAAATGAACGAAGAAAAAACTACAGAAGAACTTGCTTGGGACACCCAGCAAGAGGAGCTAAGAATCTATCATGGGGCTTAGGCTTACTAACCCTGAGTATGTTAAGCGACTCAAGCTGGGGCACTCTACTCGGTGGACTGTTTCAGAGGTTGCTATTCCCACATTGCAGACTGCTTTTTTACCCGCGCAGAATAAAACCCAGATACGGCTGTACCCAGACCAGGAAGTTGTATTTAATGAAATGAAAGACTGGTCCACTTGTCTGCTAGAAGCTTTAACTGGAGCAGGTAAAACAGTTATGAGCATCGCTCTGCATCAAGCATGGGGAGGCAGGACATTAGTAGTGTGTCATACATTAGTTTTGGCTAAGCAGTTTTCAGAAGAATTTAAAAAATTTGCAGATGTGTCCCCTACTTTTTATTGCAATGGGAAACATGATCAGTCTGGCGAAGTGGTAGTTACTACAATGACAACCTTTAGATTAAACTACAAACTGTTTGCTGGCTTTGATAACCTTATTATAGACGAAGCTGACCTTGCAATGTCTGATAAGATGCTGAAAGCTATCAGCAGTTTTGTTTCAACAAGAAAGCATGGTTTTACTGGTACTACTGACACAGTTTACGACGAGTGTAATCCTGGGCAGTCTCCCGTGTTGGCCAAATTTTGGGGAAAGCACGTGCAGCATTTTTCAGACAAAAAAATTCCACTAAAAAAGGTGTACGCTTTTGTGTACAACAAGACATACCCCGAAGTGTTTCCCCATAAGAATTGGCACGAGTTTCGAAAAGTTCTTGATGACGACATAGACCGAAAAAGAGCGCAGATTGAATTTATATTAAGGAACACTGATGCTTTGGGGCACTCACTATGTCTTTGGGATCGTGTAGCTGATGTAGAAGCTTTTTATGCTTCTTTCAAAAAGCGTGGATTTGCTGTGTATATGTCCTCTGGAGAAATGAGTAAAGCAGACAGGGAACAACACCTCAAAGGATTTAAGGAAACAGGAGGCTACCTTCTCGGTGTTTCTAGTACCTTGAACCGAGGGTACGATAACACAGCCCTTACTAAAGCGTTCATAATGCACCCCTTAAAAGGCA